TTGGGCGTCATAGAAGATGTTCGAGCCGTCTTTGGTGATCAAGCCAAGCTCTTTGAACGCCTCCATTTGCTTCTGAGTAGTCGGCGTCAAGCCAGCGAGCACACCACGTAACCCGGTACCGGCCTCAGATCCACGGATACCGTTCTGCGCCAAGACCGCTAGCGCGAGGTTGGTGTCATCGAAGCTCAATCCAGCCGACTGAGCTACCGGGCCGACGTACTTGAATGCCTCAGCAAGATCAGTAACGCTGGCCGATGAAGCATTGGCCGCGCCCGCTAGCGCATCGGCGACGTGAGGCAGCTCAGAAGCATCCATCTTGAACTGATTCATCACGTCGGACATGACCGTGGCAGCGGCCTTAAGATCAACTTGCCCGGCCTCTGCTAGTGCGACTGTGGCGTCCGCTGCGCCATTCATCACGTCCGGGACAGAGACACCGGCCTTGACCAGCTCCTCGATCGCCTGAGCGGCCTCAGAGGCCGATACAGAGGTGTCCTTGCCGAGCTGTAATGCCTTCTGCGCGAGCTGATCCATCTCCTGCGCGCTGGCGCCGGAGACCGCCTTGATGTTGGACATCTTGGCTTCGAAGTCGGCAGCGCTCTTGACTGCGACCGCGATCCCGGCGCCGATCCCAGCACCGGCCTTCTGCATGGCGCCGCCGACTTGATCAAAGGCCTGTGCGGTTTTGCCGCTAGTGCTCTGCAGCCGGTTTAGATCTTGCTCCGTCTGCTTGATCCCGTCGCCCTTGGCGACGATCTCGATAGTGCCCCGGGCGGTTCCAAGATCGTAATTCGCCATCGGGGCCTAGCCTCTCCTCACCATGCCGGGCACTGGATCTCTGAATCGACCCTTCGGTGTGGTGTTTTCAGCTCCGCCTAGCCACTTGTGGAGTCGTTGCTCTCGTCGTGCCTTTACTGACTTCTCGTTCTTGCCTTTGATCTGATCAAGATCATGTTCGATCTCTGCGGCCAGGAACCATGCCGCTCGGTCGAACGCCCATGCTTCAAGATCATCATGAATTCCGCATAGTTCACTGGGCCGCACTCGCAGCTTCTGGCTGATCACCCACGCTTCCCAGAGCTGCGTCGTATTGCCCACGAAACTTAGACAAATCGCGCACTCCGCCGAGCGCGAAGTTCATGATGAACATCTTGTCTTCGATGTCGATCATGTCGTCGTAGATCACTCCGGTGATGCGGCGCGTGATGTCATTGGGCGCAGATTGGATCTCCGGCTTCACAACGACGTAGCACACGATCTTGTTGATCACTCGCATCATCTCTTCGAGCTTTTCCGGGCTCGACATGACATCGCTCATGATCTCTTCGTCAGACTTCGGCTCTTTGCCGGTCTTGATCCGCTCAGCTTGATCGCCAACGATCTTGGTGAGCATGTCAAAGTTGCTGACGATGCCCGCCTTGATCAGACCTTCCAACCCCGGCCTACGGCACAAGCACATTTGGCCGGACGGCACCTTGAGGTCCTCATAGGCGGAAACCGCACCCCACGTGCTCGGCGCGTACTTATCGCCGTTTGAAGGAGGAAGATCAGCGACAGTCTCAGCCGTTCGCTTGCGGGGTGCCCGCGTAGTGGTTTTCTTTTGTGTGGACGGCATCTAAGCGCTCTCCTGTCCTTGATCGTTTGTTATGGTGCGCCGATAGCGTCGGCAGTTTCGTTCTGGACGAACTCGAAGACGATTCCCTCGCGACCGGTGATCAACGAACCGAGCGCTACTCCGCCGCAAGCGGTCAGGAAGAACTCTCCGTCTGTGAATTCGCCTTCGAAGTCACCTGAGGCTCGGCAGCGATCCATCACCAGATGCACGTCTCCGCCGGAGTCGCTGATCACCTGTCCTTCAAGATGGAAAAACGGCTTGGACTCGGTGTTCAGCTTCTTGTAGCTGATCTTGATTGCCGGAGTGGTACCGGACTCGGTGATCGTTCCACCGTCGATCACCTTGAGCGCTGGCAGCGAGAGACCACCGGCTTCCAGCTCCCACTCCACCTCGGGACCCTTGCCCTTGGTCGTAATGATCGTGTCATCGCCGCGCAGCTCTTCGAAATCCTCGGTCTCGGTCCAACTCAGTGTCCGCGCGTAAGGAAGATCAACTGCTGGAGTACCGAGAGTGGTAGCCGCAGCAGTGGTGTATGGCGTGACCTTGATGTCACGGATGCCGTACGGAATTGCTGTTGGGAGAGGCATAGTGCCGTCCTTCCTGGTCTGAGGACGGCATCTGGCGCTCTCTGATCCTCGGTTCTCTGAATTTCAGGGTCTTGATCAACTCACCCGTCAGGGGATCGAACTGGTGCAAGATCACGATGCCAGGGGCAGCTCCGCACGTGCGATACCGGCACTTGATCTCCAAGATCCCGTCCCGGAGTACGCCGTACAGATGGCTGTCGCATCGAAGCTCAGTCACTTGCCTTGTCAGTGATCTTGAGGTTGGGATCGAGATTCTTGCAGTAGTTCAGCGCTTCCTCGGTGAATTCCTCGACCGGGACAACCCAGTCGTTCTTCCACCACCACTTGACATAGCCTTGATCATCAATATCGATCTTCTGCCAGTCTTCCTCGGTGATGATCTTTTCGTCGCATGGACCAACGTACTTAACGACTTTGGGGGTCGACTTGGTCGACCTGCCCGATGATCTTGCAGGCAAGTTGATCTTCCTCCTTCGAGCAGCAGTCTAACGGGAGGAAGCCGCGAAGCTCACGTTTTTGGTAACTGTGTTGTAGCCGTCGTCGAAAAGATCACGCGAAGTGCCGGTCCAACGAGCCTGCGTCAAGATCCCGTCATCCCCGGGAAGGTGCACGGCATTCTCCAAGATCGTGATCATGCGCTCGATCGCGGCATCGATCCTGCCGAAGTCCCGCTGTCGATCATGAACCCAGATCACCAAGGTCTCCGGCCCGTGCTGTTTGAAATTCTGGGTCCGCTCGTCCCAGTGCACGGTCATGAAAAGATCTTCCGGCGGAGTGTCAATTGACATCGCTCCATAGACGGCTGCGACGCCGATGCCAGACAAGATCGGATCGGTTTCCAGCAGCTCCTGCACTGCGGCTCGCGCGGTCATCCGAAGATCTTCGGTAGGCCGTTCTGGACGGTTCGCATGACCTCTGGTCCTTCCACAGCAATCGTCGGATTGATGATCGCGTACTTACCAGAAAACCGGACTTCGAGATAAATCCCATACGGCACCCCATGCGCCAAAATGATCTTGTAAGGCCCACCCTTCTGCGATTCGGGAATGCCCCGTAATCCGTTCCGGGCGTTGCCGGTCCGATCCCGCCACTTGGCATTGCGCCTAGCGTAAGCCTCGACCCTCGGTGCGTGGAGCTGTACCACCGATTGCAAAAAGTTGTCGAGCCCGCTTTGCGCGGCTCGCTGCAGCTTGGGTGTGATCTGATCATCCCACCTGATACCGCTAGCCAAATTTGATCACCTCCGCGCGTTGCTCATAGCCGTTGAAGTGGTAGAGCTGGGCGATCTCGTAAGCCTGTCCGCTGTAGGTGAAGATGTCGTACTTCTCAAGATCACAATCCCAACGTCCTAGCAACATCAACTCCATCTCGCGCTGCACTCCGTCTGAGCCAGTGAGCACCACTGGCAGAGTGCCGTGATACGGCTCGATCAAGCGCATCTTCTGAGGACTTCGCGGGGTCAACTCTTGAAAGGCGAAGCCACCAGTCGATTGCTTGGCACGGACTCGGGGGATCAAGGTGATCATGGACGGTTTGGTATCGATGTAAGCAATCGTGATCTTGCGTTGGATGTCGATCTCGTTGTCAAATCCGGCGTAACCACTAGGTGCTTCAGGTGGGTTCGGGATGACGATCGACATAGCGGGATTTTAACCAAGCACCAGCTCTTGCCCGTTTTTTATGACACTCATGGTGACGGGCACCTCCACTCCGCTGATCATGATCGACCAAGTTGCTATCGTCTCGTCCCCGTCGACCATGACATTCAGCCGCCCGCCGACGCTGACCGCAGTTCCAATGAACCCGAACTCACCGGTAGCAGTACCGATCTTGATCACGTTTCCGACAGCCGCAGCATTGAAGCCGAGATTGCTGGTGATCGTGCCGATCTTGATTGACCGTCCGGTGGCAGGCGCCAGGAAAACGATCGGTAGGGCAGACTGACCGAGGACTACTCGTGACCCGATGACCGGCGCCGCGAATCCGAAGAATCCGGTAGCGGTACCGAACTCGGGTTTGGTCCCGACAGCGGGAGCGCTGAACCCTAAGAGCCCGGTCGCTGTGCCGAACTTGATCAAGATTCCGGACGCTGCGGCATTGAAGCCGAATGCTCCGGTTGCGGTACCGGTTGTGACTCCACCGGTTATCCCAAGTCCGGTGGCGGGAGCTGAGAACCCCAAGCTGCTGAAGATCGCACCAGTGATGATCTTGATCCCACTGGCAGCCGCCGTGAATCCGAACGAACCGGTAGCCGTACCGATCTTGGTTGATGCACCGAGGGCCGGAGCTGTGAAACCGAATGCGCCTGTCGCGGTGCCCGTTCTAACCGGTACCCCAGAAGCTGGCGCGCTGAATCCAAATGCACCCGCTGCAGTACCGATCTTGACTGGTACCCCAGCGGCTGCCGCAATGAAACCAAGATCACCGGTTGCAGTTCCGGTGATGATCGCTGCTGCAGTGCCCTGAGCCGGAGCGCTGAATCCAAACGAACCGGTAGCGGTGCCGCTGACATCTCGAAGTCCGACAGCCGGAGCCGAGAAACCAAGATCACCAGTAGCAACGCCGATCTTGATCAGCGTTCCGGAAGCTGACGCGTCGAATCCGAAAGCGCCGGTGGCAGTGCCTACTCGGAATCCGATACCGACAGCCGGGGCTGAAAAACCAAACGCACCGGTCGCTAGCCCGGGATGGATAGCGCCGCCACCGGGCGGGGTGTAGTTGACCGTGATCGGAACGGCATCGATGTTCGCGACGCCTGATTGGCTGTTGTTGGCCTTCCGGGCAGTGAACCGAATGTCGATCTTGTTTGCGGTCTTCAAGTCAGCCAAGCTCACCGCAGGTAGCGTGACGTTCTCGGTTGTGAGCGTGGTCGAGAGTCCGAGCGTGCTGACCGAGCCTTGCGCGACGCCGTCCAGGTAGAGCTGCACCTGGCTGGCGATCATTCGAGCCGTGTTGTTGACGCTGTGTGTGACGTTTAGAGTGATCGAGTTGATCACCGAATCATCTGGGATGGTGGAGAAGTCATAGCCGCTCCACTCCCGCACGCCGGTCGCATTGGCGGTGCTGCTGGTGAAGGTAGCTAGCGTGCCGTTCGGAGTGCCGTAAGCGTTTGTCGTGTTGGCCCAGGTCGACCCGGAGACAGCCGCGTCACTGGTGGCGCCACCTTGCAGATTCGTCGGCGAGGCGGTGCCGTAGACGGTGCCGACGACAGGGGCCGAGAAACCAAGATCACCGGTAGCGGTACCGAAGACATCAACGCCAGTGATGACGCCGATCGCTGGAGCTGAGAAACCAAGATCACCGGTAGCGGTACCGAGACGGATCGGAGCGCCAACCGCCGGAGCTGAGAAGCCGAAGTCAGTAGCCGCCGTTCCGCTGACCGTTCGGATGATTGTCCCAGCAGCAGGCGCCGCAAAGTCAAAGGCACCGGTAGCCATACCTTGGATCTCGCGCGAGCCCGCAGCGGCTCCGCTGAAGCCGAAGGCACCGGTAGCAGTACCGACCTTGGCAGGAGTGCCCACAGCAGCCGCTGTGAAGCCGAATAAGCCGCTCGCAGTGCCTAGCCGGTAGCCGACGCCAGCCCCGGGCGCGTCAAAGCCGTACAGGGCCGTTGCAGCGCCGGTAACGGTGCGTTCCCCGGTCGCCGGGGCAGAGAATCCGAACAGTCCGGTACCGCTGCCAAGCCGCCAGGAATTGCCAACGGCTGGCGCGTCGAATCCGAATGTGCCCGTCGCGGTCCCGTAGACAGCACCGACCACCGAACCGACTGCTGGCGCGCTGAATCCGAAGGCACCGACAGCGCTGCCGGTCTTGACAACAGAACCGACTGCCGGAGCACCAAAACCAAGATCACTGACTATCGTGCCGGTGACAACAGGAACGCCACTGGCAGGCGCGGAAAAGCCGAATGACTGCGTGATCGAACCGGTAGTGATCTTGCTACCGGTCGCAGTTGCGGTGAAGCCAAACGAACTGGTGATGCTGCCGGTGACGACAGGAACGCCTACCGCTGGCGCAGAGAAGCCGAAGGCACCGGTAGCGGCTCCCGAAATGATCTTGGAACCGGAAGCTGGAGCCGAGAAACCGAAGCTGTTTGTTACTGCCCCGACAACGATCTTGATCCCAGTAACGGAGCTGCTGAATCCAAGATCACCGGTTGCCGTACCAGTAACTACCGCGCCACCTGCTTGCACCGTCCCGGTAGCTGGGGCAGAAAAGCCGAAGCTGCCGGTCGCGGTGCCGATCTTGATCGGTACGCCACTAGCTGGCGCGGTGAATCCGAAAGCGCCGGTGGCAGTGCCGGTGACGATGTTGCTTTCGGCTTGGAAACTCAGGTTGGCCGAGAACTCGATCCACGGCACCGAACCGGTTGTGTCGCCGTTGCTGTTGACATGATCAGTCCCAGATCCGCCGAGCATCATCTCCCATTGCGGCGTGGTGCCGGTGCTGGACTCGCCAATCCCGGCCTCGAAAATGATCCGGTCGCCGTTCTGGCAACTGACCGAGGTAACGCTGCCACCGTTGGCGTACTGCACGCCTTGGAACGTGGTAGCCAGCTCGGTGGTTGGACCGGTAGACCCGCGAGTACGCCAAGTACCGCGCACCGTGGTGCCGTCTTGAGAAACCACAACGCCCGCGCTCCAGCGCTGATTGACGTTGTCTGCAAGATCAAGTTCTCGACCGCGCATCATGATCGTGAACGTGCCCGAAAGAGTCTGTGCACCGTTCAACGGCGGACTGATCAACTGAGCCCAAAGATCATTATTTCCGGTAGCACCAGTCAAGCTACCGGCAACGGTCTCGGTCGTTGCGTTCTTGCTAGTGGCGAGCCTGCGACGTACCGCTGAGGACGTGTCGGCCCAACCTGAGATGAAGTTAGGGGTGACCGGTGCCTCAGTGTTGGCAACTAGGTAAAGACGGGTGGCCATACAGTGACCTCCCTACGCAGGATCTCCGCTATGCAGCGATAGCGAAGGTCAAATCAAGATCACCAGAGAGGATCTTGAATTGATCACCAACAACAACCGCGTTGGCAGTGATCACTCCGGACCAGTAGAAGGTGCCCGCCGAAGACGCCGACCAGACGCTGTAGTGCGTATAGTCCTCTGAGGTATCGACTTCGCCGCTGGTCCATGCGATGTCAACGTTATTCGAGACCGTGCCGCTACCAGCGTTGGGGAACGCTGTAGTAATGTCCTTGCGCGTCGCGTTGCCTGCCACCGCGTTAGTGCCAGCCGCTCCAGGATCAGCGGTGTGGAGCTGCATCCAGAGCGCAGTCGGCGCGGTGTAGTTGGTCTGATTGACCAATGCGTTCAAGAGTGCATCCGCCAGTGCTGACGACAAACCGACAGCCATTTTCTCTCCTAAGTAGTTCTAGCGATCAACGTCCCGTCCGGCAGTCCTGTAGTGGATACCGGGTCGATGTAGATCAAACTGTCAATGCTCGCGATCACTGAAACGTCAAAGGGGATGCGCGCTTCGTTGATCAAATAGTCGTACGATCCTGAATCGATGTAGAAGCTGATGTTCCCTGTCTCATCGGTAAAGATCGGGTTGGGTAACGCTGTGCCACCGGATGCCGCAGCGTACAAGATCACCGGCAAGATCGTTCCTCTGCCGACGATCAGAACGTCTTCGTTGTCCGCTACTTGTCCGTTGGCGTAACGGAAGTTCTGATGGACGAGCTGCCTGGTCATGGCCGCTCGATCGGTCGAGTTCGGCCTGGTCGCATCCCACCTGAAATCTCACCGCCAGATGCGGCTGTGCTGGCAAATGATCTTGCCATGGCTAATGCTTGCTCGTGAAGATCACCAAGCGACCGCCGGGACGAGCCTTCTTGGACATCTGCAAGATCGGCATAGCGACCGGCTTTCATCCGCCAGAGCGCCGCTGATGCTGCATCCAGGTTTCCTTCCCAAGCATCGATGATGTCGCCGATCAGAGCGTCATCGTAATGATCTTCAGCGGGTTCGTTGATGTTGACGCGGACCGTCGCCACTTCCTCAGCAGTGGCCATCCCGCCTCCCTTGATGATCTTGGATGAGAGGGCCGACGACCCATCGGCAGCCATCCGGCCCTCTCATCATTTGCAGGAGTTTCCCCCTACGTCCCCTGTGCGTCGCTCTCTTCCAGTCGATCGACAAGATCTTGCTTGCTGCCCTGGGTAGACAGGCTGCGTTGCCGCAAACGATCTTGAAGCTCAGGAACAGTGAGCTGTCCGTAATCCTCTGGCTCTGGCCGAGATTGCTCCAGAGGTTCTTCCTCGCCGAACTCAGACCCGCTGGCGATTGCGACCCAGTATTCGACCTTCTCTTGCGGCCACTTCGTTAGAAGATCATCGATCTCTTCCTGGGAGAGTGGCTTGGTGAGGTCAAGCTGCTTGCTCATGATCATCAGCTCCTATGCGTACTGGGTTGGCACCGTGTAGGCCGTGGCGCTGATCTTCATAACCATGCCCGCGCCGCGTTGCCGAATGCCGGTGCCGAAACCCCGCACGTAATAGGAATCGATCAACGGGTAATCGGATTGCTTGTCCTGTACCAACCGCAGCCCACGAAGCGCCGCGGTCGCGTGCTCCCTGAGACCGATCGGGTTGTTCAGGTTGGCATCTCCGCCGGACCCCAGCAAGATCACATAACCAGCCGGGATGTAGGACTCTTCGATGATGATCGCCGGACCGTAGGAGCCCACCACATTCATGCCGCGATAGGTGCTCGATACTTGCCCACCGACAACAGCCATCGTGGTTGGCACGATGAAGGCCGGTTGGTTGTTGGCCGGGATGAAATCCCACCGCGCAACCGCACTGTTGTTGTTGGTTTGACCTTGCCGGAACGTCCTGATCACGTTGGCTTGCGCTTCGTTGGTCAGGAAGAACAGCGTTGTGCCGTTCTCTGCCGAGTAGCCGTGCGACTTAAGATCATCGATCATCTCCTCAAGATCACCTGAGTCGATGTTCGCGGCACCCGAGTTGCGGTAATGGTTGTGCGTACCCGGGAACGTACTGGTCTTGTAGCTCGGCGGCGCATTCCCGTCGTTGTTCCAGAACGCGTACACGTTGTAGTTCTGGCCGTTGATGTTGGCCGTCCGGTTGGTGTTCCGGAACAGCGTCCTCATGATCTCGTTGAAGACCAGCCGGTTGTCAGCATCAAGCGCGGCCTGATGCACGGCATCCACCTGAGCTGCGCTGGCATCGGCCAGGAACAGCCAGGTGAAGCGAGCCGCCAGGTCGTACCACTTGAAGGTGTAGCCGAGCTGCAGCAAGTTACCGGTCGGCCTGATCGACTTCGGCACGCCGTACTCAGACATCTCTTCGAAGTCGCCACCGCCGAACTGCGGCACGTCTTCGATGATGTTGGTCACGGGGAACGTCAGAAGATCAACAAGCCGCTGCCGGGCTTCGTTCTGAATCCGCAGCGACTCTTGGAAGTCCGACCAGATCTCATTGAGATCACGTCCGTCTGCGGTCTGGCCAAGGATATCGGCAGCCGCGTTGTAGCCGTAGGCACCGCCTGCGATCTGCGGAATCAGACCGAGAGAGCGCAGCAACTTGATCTTCTCAACATTGAGATCGAGTGCGGTAGGCGGAACGCCATAGATCGCAAGATCAAATGGTGACTTGATCATGTGGTTGCCACCCCCGTCGTCCGGACGATCAAGCGGGTTGCCTCGACCGTGTATCCGACCTCCGATCCAACGCCGCTCGCAGCGATCACTCCGGTAGCTGCTACTCCGGCGTATTTGGTGCCAGCAGCGAGCGCCGGTGATGTGACATCGACGATCTCGCCAGCCGTCATGCAGTCGACGATGTCGTTTGCCTTCTTGCCAATGGCATCGACTACGAGAACAGCTCGGACGCCGGTAGTTCCGGCGCCTTTCACGACCTTGCCGCTGGCGTTGAGCCCTACCGCGAATGGGATACCAACATCAGCATCTAGCCAGTCGGCATTGAGTGGGGCACGGAATCCGCCAGAGATCGGGTCGTATTTGTCGTAACGCGCAGCCACGACAGCCCCTTTCTCTTAGGTTGTCTTGATCTTGGTCAGCGCTGTAGCGCTGGGAACCGCTTGATCAAGTCCTCTCGCGTCTTCTTCGCCTTGTCCGCAGGAGCCTGTCGAGTTCGATCACCGCTCGGTTGCTTGGGTAGACCGGTGTTTTCGTCTTGGGGCTCTAGCAGATAGGAGTCAGAGTCAGCGAGTTTCTTGATCGCCTTGTCAAGACCAGTGATCTTCCCGTCCTCATCTATGTCGACCTCACCAAGATCGAGTAGCTTGAGTGCGGAATCCGGATTGCGCCAGGAGTGCTTCTTGTCGGCCAGGAACGCGTTCTTGATCGACAATTCCTTGTTGACCGCGACCAGTGCGTCGATGCGCTTCTCCTGCTCGGCGATCTTGGAATTGAGACGCTCAGTCTCTGACTTGTCAGCGTCATCGATCTCTTTGAGTCGCGCCTGTGCCTTGGCCAGCTCGTCAGCGAGCCGCTTTGCTTCATTGCGCCGCCGAGCGTTCTCATCGCTCAGCTCTTTGATCCGGGGATCTTTGGTCTTGTCTTCGTCCTCGGAATGATCTTCACCCTCAGACGATTCGTCCCCTGGCTTCTCTTCCGCTTCGCTCTCCCCGTCTTCGGCTCCGCCCATGATCGGAAAGACAGGCTTTCCGTTGATCATGAACAGTGGAGTGCGTGCTTGGACAGCAAGTTCAGCGAGGCTCCGCCCCATGAGTGACCTCCGGTCGTTGCTGATCAGGTAGACACGGAGCACTATAACGGCGGATGACCATGATCACCCGAATTTCGTGATCACGAGCTTTCTTTGACGGCCTTTTCCAGCGCTACCGCGATCCTCTCCAGCACCGCGATCAGCTCGTCCAACCTCACCAAGATCAGATTGAATGCCTCTGTGAAGTACTCGTCCATTCTGTGGAGCACTATAACGGCGAATTGTCATGATCAAGGAAAAAAGGCCGCTCGGATGAGCGGCCTGTTGATCATGGAGCTGTCGGGACTCCCCTAGGTGGGTTCTTCACTGGCCCGCTGAGATCCGGCGCCCCGTCGATGATCATGTCCATCAGGTAGTAACCATCGGCCAGCGGTTCCCAGACTCCGTCATGCAGCAGGTACTGCTCTAGAGGCGGCTCGTCCCCCATGTAAAAGTGGGTAACGCGCTGCCCAGTGTCTCGGGTGTAGTAGCCGACCTTGCTGCCTGCCATGTCACATGTCTCCTCACTGCAAGTCTATACCCAGGTCAAGACCTAACCAAATCAACGGATCGAGTGAACGTTCTTCGGGACCGTCATCCCGCCGGACATCGCCAGCATTTCATTGTTCAACGCGTGCCACTCCGGGCTCTGGGGAGCTGCCAGCTTCTGTTTGTCGTACAGGCCGTGCAGCTTGTTCTTGACCTCAAGCGACTCCGGAGTGTGAAACTGCAGCTCGATCTGCTGCTGCTTGTCTCTCAACTTGACGTTGACCCCGTAGTACGGATTGCCCGTCGTGTTTTCCCAGGTGTTCTTGACTTGGGTCACTTCATAACCACTGGCGCGCAGCCGGTTGAGCATATGGCTTGCGTCAGCCGCCATCCGATCTGGGCTCGATAGTTGGGTGTACCTCACCGAGTCGAAAATGCCAGAGGCCGCTGTTGCTGGTGAGATCTTCTCACCGGTAGAGTCCGCTCTGATCTTGACCGCCAATGATTCGGGTGTCTTCAGTCGGTACTCCAAGCCAGTCAGCTCGGCGCCCTTGGGAAGGTGACTCTGCAGGTCAGCGGTGATCTTCTCGGCGGCTTTGCTAGCTTGCGCATGTGTGCGGTTCGCAGCAGCTACCACATCGGCGCCGAACGGCTTCCCCTTACTGTCCACAGCGCTTGGGGCAAGAGGTGAATGATCACCAGCAAGCGGTGGCGCCTCGGTGTGTTCTCCCTTGTTGTATTGATCAAGGAACTCTTTCGGGCTGGGAGTCTCCGGGGTGACGTAGCAGAAACAGTTGGGGTGCGGCTTCGGTGGTACCTCGTGCGGCTTGAAGAATTGTTGATCATAATCATTGCATTGGTCGGGTCGCGGATGACTGCCGGACACGTGCCAGGTCATGCCGATCACAAACGAGTTCTTCTTGGCTTGATCAATTGAGACCGCGTGGAAGGCATTGTTCAGCTCGGTACGAGCCAGCCGCATGCTGGCATAGCGCATCCCGCCGCGCACCTCGGGTTTGACAAACCGGCGCACATCGGCAGCCAACTCGCGAGCTGAAGACCCCCGCGCCAGGTGATCGTTGATCATGTGTGAGACTTGGCCCTTGGCGAGCGCAGCGGTCTTGTATACGCGCTTACTCAGCGGCACGTAAGACTTGCCCTGCGCTCGTGCCATGGCAGCTTCCACGCCGCTCTGCGCGGACGCGATCATGGACTGCTGCATCGTCTTGATTTCTGTCTGATTCAGTCCGGCGACTTTGAAGATCTCGGCTGCCTCGGCGACCGTCCGGCCAGCTACTTCGGCGACTTCGGAGCGGCGCCCGCGTATCTCTCCGCCGACCGCTGCGAAGTGATGATCAATCGCCTGGTGAATCGCTGCCCGAGAATGCGCGAGCTGCGCTCTCTTGATCTTCTGGGAAACGCTGAGGTCTCCCATCCCTTCGATCATGGTCAGCTCAGGACTGACGCTGCGCTCGGCATGGCGCAGCATCGCCAGGATCGCCAATTCAGTTGATCGCTGCACCTTCAGGTACTCGATCAACGGTGCCGCCATGAGCCTCCTCCCACTCTTCTTTCAGACGGTGAGTGTCGGCCAAGATCATTGCAATGTTGTCGATCATCATCTCGCAGACATGGCGGAACTGCCGTTCCAAGCGCATGAAATCGTGCACGTTGACCACGTCGTGCACCTCGGAGTAGAACCAATCCGAGAGCTGCCGCTCCCACAGGTGCAGCACTTCATGAGTGATCGTCTGGCGTTGCTCGTTCTCGGACAAGCTATCCCAGTCTTTGCAGAGGTAGAGCTGAGCCACATATCGACCATCAACGCAGCGGACTTCGGCAGCCGCACCTTTGCCCGCCGGTTTCTCCATGATCAAGATCTGGTACTGCGGCAGTCCCATCGTTCCCATGAGCTTGGATGCATAGACCAAGATCGCGTCTTGATGATCACCAAGGACGTGATGTCTTTTGCTGCGCTTATGCTTACGCCGCTTCGACACTCAGCTCCCTCGCAATCCGGGCCTCAAACGGGTCCGCATTACGAGCCAACGCCAGCGCAGCTTGCTCGACCACGACCTGCTCCCCCATAGTCCCGGGGAACTCCAGGCCGAGCTTCTCACTGATCAGCACGCGAGCGTACTCGACAGAGATAATCCCCTTGTCGATCATGAGACCTACCTCTTTCAGGAACGCCTCACGGTTGATAGGCATAGGATCGCTGACAATTGAGACCGCCGTGGCAGCTTCGCCGAAGTTTATCGATTCGTAAGCAGGCAACCAGCCGCGCGAGATGTCGTACAACATTTGGTCATAGACTCCGAGCATCTCGCCCTCGCGCTCGGAGTTTGATGCTAGGATCGGCGCCATTTTGAAAGCCAGCGAGATTCCCGACTCAGCTACTGAGACATCTACTTCGCCGATCGCAATATCTGGAACCCCGGTAGCCTGCTGCATCTTCTCTTCCAAGAACCGAGCATGATCAAGATTGGGTTCGACAGTTATTACGCCATTCACTCTTTTCCAGTCAGCCTCCGGATCGATCTCGGCAACATAACCCGGACCGATCTGCCATGTGGTCTCGTTGCCCGCCTCATCAACCGGTGGGCCGGACGTGGTGACGTAGAGACCCAGCCCCGAGAGTGCTAGCTCAAGCTCTTGATCGCTGATCACTTGCGAAACTGCAGCCGCGATGCGCTCAAGCCCAGCAAGGATGGAGACTCCGAAATGATCACTCGGAGCTGGGTCGTTTCGGATGTGGTAGACCGGCAACGCGGTGATCTGTGGCGGGAGCGGATGTTCTGGGACCGGTGGTACCGGTGGATTCTTGGCTTTCTTCAGATCCTTCGGATCGATATTCCGATCATCCCAGGCGCCCAGTTCCCACCACGTCGTCTCGTGCGTGATCGTACCGGTTAGTTGATCTTTCCGATAGGTCTGCCTTTTGATCATGGATTCGTTCTTGTCGTTGACACGGATCTCCACGATGTGGCAGCCCACGAGCTTGGTGTCATCGTCCTCGGCATAGATCGGGAAATACGCTGCCGGGTCGAGTTCCATGATCGAGATACGCTTACCCTGCGGCTTGGTCGGATCTGCTAGAACGTGCCAGCAGGTATCCCCTCTGATCAAGCCGTACCGCTTTTGGCTCGCGAATTTCGACCAGACCCGTTCGCGCCGGAATAGCGGCGTGAGGACTTGTTGAATGAGCGCCCGCTCAGCATCGGTGCCCAGGCGCGGGTCCGCGACGAAAGTCCAGTCCTTCGCCAGGAAGCGATTCGTGGCTTCGATGATCGTCTTTGCGCTCGGGACATAGATCGGGTTTGACTCACTGCCTCTCTGGATGATCTTGTAAGCGTCCGGCACGTTGCGATACATGCCCTCATAGAGCTGATAGGCCGAGATCCGCTCGGCATCCATTGGGGAGAGCCAGGTCGGGAGCACGCCGAACAGCGGCTTAGCTGTCGAGTACGGAGAAAGATCAACCATGAACCGAAGCTCTCCTCTGTCGTGCCCTGCGGGCTACCTTATCTGGAGTCCCGTGCCGACCCGCGAAATAACGACCGAGCGCTTCCGGCCCATGATCATCTTTCTTCATCGGGTTCTCCGGATTCCCCAGTGTCTCACTGCGTTTCTGCGCATAGCGATAGTTCAGCATGTCCAAGATCGTTCTGGTGCAGCTCCGGTCGAATTGCAGCTTGGGACGGTTCTCGTGATGATCATGCGGCAGGTGCGGGTGCTTCCACCTCATCCACTTGCGAATGGCATCGATCCGAAACTTCACCTCGCTGCCCGCGCTACCTCGGTGCTTGACTCGGAGCTTGCGTTCCAAGATCGCGGTATCGCCCGGGCTCGCGGGGTCTGGGTAGAAAGCGATCGTGTCGCGCGGGCAAAGATCACGCCGCAAGATCTCATCGGCGAACTCATCCGGCGCCAGCCCTTCTCGGTAGACCTCACCGAGTACGTTGATGATCTCGGTGTGTGGGTCCTCTTGGATCAGCAGCCAAACGTTGGGATTCGTAAAGCCATAGTCCACAGCAGCATAAGTAGGCCAGCCACGAACATAGCCAAGATCTGAAACATGTAGCTCTTCATCAAACTCTTTGAACACCCTTCCGACGAACGTAGTGAAGTCGGCACCGATTTCTTGATCAAAAGCCTCGTCTGTCAGGTCTTCGATGAGTGCCGCGATCTCGGGATCGATATCGATGTGGCCGCGCGGCTGGCCGCTGAAGAACAGCTCGCGGTACTCGTCTACAAGCTCGTATGAGGCGCCGCCCGGGTAGACGTAGGGGTTGAGCCAGGCCGGGGCTCGGAGGCTCCACCAGTCGCCGTATTTGGGGTCCTGGCCGCGCTTCCAGAGGTCGTAGAACCAGTTCTTGCCCTCGGGGGTACTGGTCATCAGGCACCAGCCGTGAAAGTCCGCCAGCGTGGGCCTGATGAACCGTGGATAGACGTTTTCCTTGAGCTTGGCAGCCTCGGCCAGGACGGCACCGCTCAGACCCTCGCCGACTAAGCCCTCCGGATGCTGGGCCGACTTGGCATGCACTTGGAACTTGCCCTGCCACAGGCTCATGTGCATGTTGCCGCCGATCGGATCGTTATAGGTGCCCGGTCGATCGAAGTACTCAGAGATGCCGATCTTGGTCAGCGCGTTGTAGAGGACCCGGAATTCCTTCTCCGAGTCGGTGTAGGTCGGGCCGACGATCCAGAACTCGCGACGCTTTCCAAGATCATCAAGCATGGTCTGGGCGATGCGGGTATTCATCGCCTCGTGAACGAGTTTGTTGCCGCCGATCTCGGACTTGCCGAAACGACGCCCGGCAGCCAGGACTCGGTTACGCTGCCGGGCATCGATCACTCTCCGCTGGCCATCATGCGGTCGCCAATTGATCTTGTTATAGGCGAAATCCTCTGTGGCTACACGCGGAGGCAGCAGAGTTGATCTAGAAAGCTCCGCCACGGACGGACGCGGCACCCGAGCTGATTCGGCGTCCGCCTACCTTGGCGCCACCCGCGCCGTTGGACTTGGTGATCTGAGAACCCTTGCTAGTCGCGGTGCCTCGGGTGCCCGCGTTCTTGCGCAGCATCTTCTTTGCTTCGGCATCAGAACTCAGCGGGGGATCAGGTATGAACTCGCCAGCCATCTAGTCGCCTCCCTGGGTGATCTCGGGCACCACTGTACCGGTGATCAACTCGGTTGCGCCCGCTTCGTTGATTCCCTCGAAGAATGCCAGTACCGGGTCATGTGGCTTGATTTCGATCACTGTGGCAGTCGGTGCCACCTTGTCGATGATCAACTTTGCGGCCTGCAGTCGGACTT